ACGTGCATGGGTTACAAGTCCTGCTCTATTAACAGCAGTCGAAACAGAAGTTGAAAGAAGAAGAGCAGCAGGTACACTAACAGATCCTACAGCTACTCAACAGCAACAACCAGAAACTAATGATTTCGATAACGTATCGCCGTAAGGATAATTAGATGAAAGTATTTGACGTAATATCAGAAGCAAAACTAGACGAGTTTTATATTGAAGGCGGTGATCAGCAAGAATTTATTTCTGCTGATCGTGCTGAAGAATTAGCTATTAGCAGAAATGCTAGATTTAGACCATGGGGTACTGATGAAAGCGAGTGGACTTACAACAGTCAAAATATGAAAGCATTAGCAGAAGAAGCTATTTTAATATATGGAAATCATTATAGTGGTAGTCGCAGTGGTCACTCTCTTGAAGCTCTTGTTTCTGCTCTAGTTAATTACTGGAATGGTCCAGGTGCTCAAGAAAAGGCCAATATATCAAATATGATGAGAGTTATTTCAGAACAATCTAATCCTAAAATTAAAAAGAACGAAGCATTAGGCATGATGCTTAATAGTATTGTAATGAGTTTTAATTCTGCAAAATATGTTTTAGATAGAGCAAATGCACCTGAAGATGAAGATGGCAATACTGAAGATCCGTCTGTAGCTGATCGTCGAGGAACGCCAGTCCCTCCTGGAACAGACGATTTTCCAGAAGGATATGAAATACGTATGTTAGCTTCTAATAGATATCAGTTATGGGGTCCTAATAATCAAAAAATAGGAGATGATATCACAGGTGGTGGCAATTTATCTTTAGTTGCTATATCAAGAGCTAGACAACACGCAGCCCAAAATAATTAACCATTTCTGGTTGACAACACCCAAAATCTAATATATAATACACTTATAACTAACACAACAGGAGTGACCTATGAGTGACCGTACCTATGGTGCAGAAGAAAAAGCCAAACTCGAGCGACTAGTTCGTGAAGGCGTAACAGTACTACAAGAAGTTGAAGATCTACAGGCAGGATTAAAAGACACAGTAAAGGCAGTAGCAGAAGAATTAGATATCAAACCTGCTCTAATTAACAAAGCAATTAAGATTGCACAAAAACGTGATTGGCAGCAGCACTATGATGCGTTTGACGATCTAGAAACACTTATTACTACATTAGGCTACGATAAGTGATAAATCGAATTAAAGAATTTTGGTTACACAGTTACCGCACAGATAAGATAGCATTTGCGTTTGAACTTGTAAGTTTTATCTTTACAGTTGGTGCAAGTTTAACACTTGCATTGCATGCAGATGCACCTGATATGCGAATAGTGTATCCAGGTTTCTTTATCGGTTCGTGTACAGCAATTTATGCTTATTACAGACGTACACTAGCATGGCCTATGATGTTAACAACATACTTTGCCTTTGTTAATGTATTTGGATTTGGAGTAGCAATGCTATGGTGGTAGAACTTTTAAAAGTGTTATCATTTCTTTTAGCAGTGTATGCTATTCCAGTTTGGGCATTATGGATGTGGAACAAGGAGACACCAAATGACAGTACAACCTAAACCATATCAATTCCTAGCGTGGATTGCAACAGCAGTATTATTAGTGGCTGCAACAATGGCTGCATTTAACATGTATCCATATTACAGTTACGCATTTACAGTAGCAAATGGACTTTGGGTCCTAATAGGTGTTCTTTGGAAAGAGAAAAGTTTGATAGTGCTAAATGCAGGATTGACCATAATTTATCTAGTAGGTCTTTTTGCACAATAAATAATAGTAACGCCAATGGCAATTGCCAGGCATGTATGAAGGTTAAGTTGGCCATAAGCAACGAAGGAGAAATGAATGCCGTACGTTGATGCGATGTTTGATCGCGATCAAGATATTATACGTGTAGTTGAACGCCGTGACGGCAAAAGACACTATCACGAATACCCTGCAAAATATACTTTTTATTATAAAGATCCACGAGGCAAGTACAAGAGTGTGTACGGTGATCCTCTAAGTCGTGTTGTGTGTAAAAACACAAAAGACTTTCGTAAAGAAGTTGCTATCAACAAAGACAAAGAACTTTTTGAAAGCGACATCAATCCAATATTCCAATGTCTAAGCGAAAACTATCTTAACCAAGATGCACCTAAACTAAACATTGCGTTTTGGGATATTGAGACGGACTTTGATCCAGAGCGTGGCTTTGCTGATCCTGCAGATCCGTTTATGCCAATTACTGCTATCACTGTATGCTTACAGTGGTTAGACAGTGCATTGATTACTCTAGCAGTTCCGCCCAAAGGTCTTGCGTTTGATCAAGCACAAGAAATGTGTAAAGCACGTTGGGGTGACGAAGTTATTCTGTTTGAAAATGACGCAGATGGTAATGGCGAACGTGCTATGTTACAAGCGTTCTTAGATCTAATTGAAGATGCAGATATCTTTAGCGGTTGGAACTCAGAAGGCTATGACGTACCTTACACAGTTAACCGTATTAAACGTGTACTCAGCAACGATGACACAAGACGTTTTTGTTTGTGGGGTCAGATGCCTAAAAAACGTGAATATGAAAAATATGGTAAGACAAGTGAAACATATGACTTTGTAGGTCGTGTGCATTTAGATTCGCTCGAACTGTATCGTAAGTACACATACGAAGAACGTCACACATATCGATTAGATGCAATTGGTGAGCTAGAAGTAGGCGAGCGTAAAACTGTTTATGAAGGCACACTTGATCAACTGTATAACAATGACTTCGAAACGTTTATTGAATATAACAGACAAGACGTTGCACTACTTGACAAACTAGACAAGAAACTACGCTTTATTGATTTGAGTAATGAACTTGCACACGCAAATACAGTTCTTCTACAAACAACAATGGGTGCTGTTGCAGTTACAGAGCAAGCAATTATTAACGAAGCACATCACAGAGGACTGCAAGTTCCAAACAGACCAAAACGTGATGATGAAAACACACAAGCCGCAGGTGCGTATGTTGCGTTTCCTAAAAAGGGCGTACACAAATGGATTGGTTCAATGGACTTGAACTCACTGTATCCATCAGTGATTCGTGCGTTGAACATGGCTCCAGAAACTATTATAGGACAACTACGTCCGGATATTAGCGAGTCACGTATTCATGAGGACATGACACTAAAGAAAAAGTCATTCGCAGGTAGTTGGGAAGGACGTTTCAGCACAGAAGAATACGAAGCAGTTATGGAACAACGCAAAGATGTTGCACTAACTGTTGATTGGGAAGATGGCAAAAGTGATGTATTAAGCGGTGCTGAAATACACAAACTAATTTTTGACAGCCACATGCCGTGGATGCTAAGTGCTAATGGCACAATTTTTACAACAGAATTTGAAGGAGTGATACCTGGTATCTTAAAACGCTGGTATGCAGAACGTAAGGATCTACAAAAACAACTTAAGAAAGCAAAAGAAGCAGGCAATGCTATTGAGACTGCATTTTGGGACAAACGGCAACTTGTTAAAAAAATTAATCTTAACTCTCTTTATGGGGCCATTCTTAATCCTGGTTGCAGATTTTTTGACAAACGTATAGGACAGTCAACTACACTTACTGGCAGACAGATTGTTAAGCACATGAGTGCAGAAGTAAACAAAGTTATCACAGGCGAATATGATCACGTAGGTAAAGCAGTTATCTATGGTGATACTGACTCTGTGTACTTTAGTGCATATCCTGTTCTTAAAGATGAAATTCAAGCAGGCACTATACCTTGGACCAAAGAAAGTGTAATTACACTTTATGATCAAGTAGCAGAACAAGCAAACACTACATTCCCAGACTTTATGGCACGAGCATTTCACTGTCCAAAGAGCCGTTCAGATGTTATTGCCGCAGGTAGAGAAATTGTTGCAGAAAGCGGATTGTACATTACTAAGAAACGTTATGCGGCACTAGTGTATGATGTAGAAGGTTTCCGTTCAGATGTAGATGGTAAACCAGGCAAAGTAAAAGCAATGGGCTTAGACTTGCGTAGGTCAGACACACCTGTGTTTATGCAAGAGTTTCTAAGTGAAGTATTGCTAATGGTGTTGCAAGACAAACCTGAAAAAGAAATACTAGAACGTATTACACAGTTCCGTACAGAGTTTAAAGAACGTCCAGGCTTTGAGAAAGGTTCTCCCAAACGTGCAAACAAGATTGGACACTATCAACGTCTAGAGCAAAAGCAAGGCAAGGCAAATATGCCAGGTCACGTAAGAGCAAGCATCAACTGGAACACACTTAAACGAATGAATGGTGACAAATACTCACAAGAAATCGTTGACGGTATGAAAGTTATTGTTTGTAAACTAAAACAAAATCCACTAGGGTATACGTCAGTAGCTTATCCAACAGATGAGCTCCGCTTACCTGAATGGTTTAAAGAACTTCCATTTGATGATTCAGCAATGGAAAGTACAATTATCGATAACAAGTTAGACAACCTTATTGGTGTGTTGGAATATGATCTAGAAGATACTAAGCAACACACTACGTTTAATAGTTTGTTTGACTTTGGAGACTAATATGGAAATAGAAGTAAAGGTTTTGCTTGATACTGAAAAGCAACAAGACCTTGATATGATTGAAGAAGTATTATTTCAACTTCAAGATATCAAAGAATTGTTAGAAGTCAAGCAACAAAACCTAAATAAACGTACTACTAATAAACGAAAGGGGTGATTATGAACAAGTATATTGGATGGGACATTGGCGGGAAAATTGTTAAACAAGACGACCGCTATGTTGTACAGGATAACACAGAACTAAACAATTTAGTTATTAGCTCAACGACATTGTTTCCGTTCAAAAGTACAACTGGTCATAAGCACGAAGGACAAGAAGAAGTTTACATCTTTATTAAAGGAAACGGCATTATGTACTTAGACGATGTGCCAATGAACGTAACAGCAGGCGACACTGTTCCTATTCATGACGGCGTACATCACAGAGTAGAAGCAATGGAAGATGGTTGCTACTTTATTTGTGTATTTGATGGTGCAAGAGGTACAAAATGATAGTAGGATTTACTTGTAGCACATTTGATTTGCTACACGCAGGACACGTACAAATGCTACGTGAAGCAAAAGAACAATGCGACTATCTTATTTGCGGATTACAAGTTGATCCAAGTGTAGATAGAGCAGAAAAGAACGCTCCTATACAAACTATTGTAGAACGCTATACTCAACTAAAAGCAGTGAGCTATGTAGACGAAATAGTTCCTTATTCTAGCGAAAAAGATCTAGAAGATATCTTGACAATGTATCACATTGATGTTAGAATATTAGGAGAAGAGTATAGAGATAAAGAATTCACTGGTAAAGATATTTGTCGCAAACGTGATATAGATCTTTACTTCAACAAAAGAGACCATCGCTTTAGTTCAAGCGACTTACGCAAAAGAGTATCGGAGAAAGAAAATGGGACAACTACCTGAAGGAAGAAAAGCACTAACAGACGGTGATATGATTATACTGTTGCATAACATGGCACGTGATTTAGAAAACCGTGATCCTACTTATGGAGCAGAACTACGTCAAACAGCAGACCGTTTTAGTGAACTTTCAAAAGCCGCAAGTATTGCACAACACAAGGCTATTCAAGGATGAAACAGTTTTTGCTTATACTTGTACTAATGGCAGGTGCATTTGGTTTAGGATTTGAATTTGCTTACCAAATACATCCATACGAAAGATGTACAGTTGAAAAAGGGTTTACAGATCCAAGTGACATTGGTGAATGTATTTGGCTACTTGAAAATCAAGAGAGTTTGAGATGAACAAGTTTATATTTGATGTAGATGGTACACTAACTCCAAGCAGAGGCATTATTGATCTCAACTTTAAAGCGTTCTTTAATACGTTTTGTTTATCTAACGATGTTTATCTAGTTACTGGTAGTGATAAAGCAAAAACTGTAGAACAAATTAGTGAACCTACCTACAACTTATGTAAACGTGTTTATAACTGTAACGGTAATGACGTTTGGGAAGGAAACAAACATATCCGTACTAATGAATGGATTCTTCCAGAAGCAGCACATGATTGGTTAAGTGAAGAATTAACCGCAAGTGGATTTCCGCTACGCACAGGCTTACACTTTGAACATCGCCCTGGCATGGTAAATTTTAGTATTGTAGGACGCAATGCTAATCAAGAGCAAAGAAAAATTTATGTAAAGTGGGATGAAGATCACAGTGAACGAGACTTTATTGCACACAACTTTAATCTAAAGTTTCCAGACCTAGAAGCAAAAGTAGGCGGTGAAACTGGTATTGATATTTCACCCAAGGGTTTTGATAAGAGTCAAATTGTAAAAGATTTTGATGATGAAGATGTAATTTGGTTCTTTGGAGATGCTATGCACGAAGGCGGAAATGACTTACCATTAGCAAAAGTTGTACATCATCATAGACATGTATTGAATTGGAAGAATACTTGGGAATACCTTACATGGTTCCAAGAGCAAGGAATAGCAAGATGAAAATTTTACTAACAGGATATCAAGGATACATTGGATCTGCACTCTTTGAAAGACTAAAAAGAACTCATACTGTTGTAGGACTTGACATTGTAGATGATCCAAGACATGATTTACTGCACTGTGAGTTTAAAGAAGATTTTGATCTAATCATACACCTTGCTGGTAAAAGTGGTGTAAGAGAAAGTTTACAAGACCCTAGTTCATATTGGTTTAACAATGTAGAAGCAAGTCGTAGACTGTTCCAACGCTATGGCGATAATACACGTATATTATATGCAAGTAGTTCAAGTGCATATGAACCTGATTTAAATCCTTATGCGGCAAGCAAATATATATTAGAAGAACTAGCAGAACGCTATCCAGATACACTAGGTATGCGTTTTCATACAGTTTATAGTGATAATGTTACCAGAGAGAACATGTTCTTTTACAAGTTGCGTCATAATAAACTAGAATATATCACTAGACATCGCAGAGACTTTGTACATTTGTATGATGTAATAGATGCTATTGAAATACTAATTCGTAACACACATGTCAAGGGTGTTATTGATATTGGATCTGGACATCCAATCAAGATCCAAGACCTTGCACCAAATTTACCTGTCCGCCTAAATACCCCTGGAGAACGAGAGTTTACTTGTGCAAACATAGAAAAAATTAAGGCTTTGGGTTGGAAACCTAAATATAGTGTAGAAAACTTCTTGACAAACAAAGGCTTAGACAATATAATAAACTTTAACAATGGAGAAACAGCATGAAAGATATCTTGCAAGACGTAGTTGCTCACACCCACGCACTTGGCTTCCTTAGCCTAGTAAAAGTTAGCAACGATGAAAATACCAATATTGACTCAATGGCAGAAGATCGTTCTGTTATTTTGAGTGCAGAAACAAAAGCACCAGTTGCAGAGTTTGTAGGCACATTTGGTATGCCTAACCTAGACAAACTTGCACTACACCTTAAGAACCCTGAGTACAAAGACAATGCAAAAATTGAAGTTGTACAAGCAGAACGCAATGGTGAAACTATTCCAACACACATTCACTTTGAAAATGCCGCAGGTGACTTTAAGAATGATTATCGCTTTATGAATAAAGCAATCATTGAAGAAAAACTTAAAACTGTTAAGTTCAAAGGTGCTAGTTGGAATGTTACTGTTACACCTTCAATGGCAAGTATTGCACGTATGAAACTAATGAGTGCAGCACACAGCGAAGAGCCAACATTTAATGTAATGACTAAAGACAACAATCTAGTGTTTAGTTTTGGTGATGCAAATACACACGCAGGTGAGTTTGTATTCCAGCACGGTGTTGAAGGTTCACTACAGCACACATGGAGTTGGCCAGTAAGTCAAGTGCAAAGTATTTTAAGTTTAGATGGTGATCTAAGCATGAGCATTTCAGATCAAGGTGCAATGCAAATTAGCGTAGACAGCGGTATGGTCAAATACGATTATATTCTGCCAGCACAAAGCAAGTAATATATGAAGCGATTGATTGAAAAGATAGGTAAACTACACAGTCGAGCATTTGCATATGTTTCAGAGAAAGCAAAAACCTCTAAAGTATGGGCAATACTGTTGACTGCATTAGTTTTATATGAGCTTGTTGAACACTTAGTTTATCCGTGGCTTGTACCTCTCTTAGCGTTCAAGGCATACGGAGGATAGACATTGAATACAGACTTAACTGCGTCACAAAATGATTATGCACGTTTCCTTCCTGCACTAAGTGGATTCTATGCAACTTATGTAGGCAAGCAACGTCATGAAGAATATGTGGATAAGTCCAGAATACCTTCTAATTTTAAAAATGGTGTTGAAAGTTTAAACTATCTTAATGCACAAGAAGGACAGTTCCAATATAAATGGAGTTTGTACTCAGCAGGTCATGCTGACTTAGACGTAAACAAGTTTTCGCCTAAGGAAGACATGGTACGAAACAGAGATAGACAAAACACTTGGCTACTTGGAGACTCAGGTGGTTTCCAAATTGGTAAGGGTGTTTGGGAAGGTGATTGGAAAGATCCAAACTGTCCAAAGGCACAAAAGAAACGTGACGGTGTATTACGTTGGATGGATGCTTATATGGACTATGGTATGATACTTGATATTCCTGCGTGGGTAGCAAGATCACCAGAAGGTGCAAAAGCAACAGGCATTAGCACATATGCAGAAGCAGTAAAAGCAACACGCATCAACAACGACTATTGGATGAAGCATCGTACAGGTGCTTGTAAGTTCTTAAATGTATTGCAAGGTGAAAATCATGCAGATGCAGATGATTGGTACAATCAAATGAAGGACTACTGTGATCCAAAGAAATATCCAAACGATCATTTTAACGGATGGTCAATGGGTGGACAGAATATGTGCGATGTACACCTTGCACTTAAACGTTTGGTTGCACTACGTTTTGACGGACTACTTGAAAAAGGCATACACGATGTTATGCACTTCTTGGGCACATCAAAACTTGAGTGGGCTACACTACTTACAGATATTCAACGAGCAGTTCGTAAATATCATAACGAAAACTTTACCATTACATTTGACTGTGCTAGTCCGTTCCTTGCCACAGCAAATGGACAGATCTACTGTGAATTAGAAACACAAGATAGAACTAAATGGGTATATCGAATGGTGCCGTCAATTGACGATAAAGCACTTGCACAAGATACTACACCTTTTGGACAAGCATTTGTGCGTGAAGGAAAACATCCAAGTTTTATGGATAGTCCAATCACAGCAGAACTAATGGCTAAAGATATTTGCATTTATGGTCCTGGCGACCTAAATAAAATAGGCAAGGAAGGCAAAACCTCATGGGATAGTTTTAGTTACGCTATCATGATGGGGCATAACGTATGGATGCACATTAATGCAGTACAAGAAGCAAATAGACAATACGACAATGGAGTATTTCCGTCAATGCTTGTCGAAGAGCGTTTTGACAGGTTATTTTTTAGAGATGTTGTGGATGAAATATTCAGAACTGACGACAGACAAAAAGCAGAAGCACTTGTAGAAGAATATAGTCGTTTTTGGATGAGCATCATTGGCACACGAGGTGCCACTGGTAAGAAAACAGTTAACGCACAAACTAAGTTTGGAGAGTTGTTTGAATGAGTGATTACACAGACGCAAGTGATAAAATTAGAGCACATCTAGAAGAACTAGAAAGAAAACATAGAAATTTAGATGAACTAATTGAATCACGTTATCATAATATGAGCATAACCGAAGAAGTTCGAAAATTGAAAACAATGAAACTGTATTTGAAAGATGAAATTCATAGGCTAAATGCCCAATTAATACAGTTAGAACTAAAATAGTACTTGACATTTATATAGATTATCTGTATAATAAAAGGACATTAAGAGGATTATATTATGAAGCGTGATTACGATGATGGCGAAGATTTTGATATAAAATTTTTCGTAGGCATTGAAGTTGAAAAAACACCTGCGTTTGGTCTCAAAACATTGTTTGTTACAGGCGTACAAGATTGGGAAGAAATACTAGAGTACTACAACGAACACGATTGTAAACACATCTTCTTTGGTGCTAATCACAGTTTTAATCCAGAAAACATACTTAACAATCAAAGTCTATACGACTACTATAAAGAGTGGGAAGATATGATCGAAGAGTTTCTTAAAGAAGGATATCTTTGTACACTTGACATTCCACTAAGTGCCGCCAATGGTAGTTTTCATGATGGTGGACTTTGTGAGTATGAAAACTTTATTCCACAAATCCGTGTTCCATTGCCTTACACAAAACTGTGGAACTACAACACAATGATTAAAATTGATGATGTAGATTTTAAAGCAACCAATCCTGGCGTTTGGTGTCATAGTTTGCACGATCTAATGGACAGAGAAAAATTTACAGATTGGGCAAAATATGGCCTTGACAAGATTATTAAATGAAAGTATACTGTAAACAATGCAAGAACGATATCATGATTACATGTTACGTAGAATGAAAGAAGAAGATAAAAAAATGTCTATGCAAAATGCAGAACGTAGTATTTGGGTAACCTTTGCAAAAGAAGGTGTACATATGTATCCAGGTGCTGATAAAGATCCTAAACTAGCAACAGGCGATTGGGATGATGTATCATTCCTTGGTATTCCGCATCGTCATATTTTTCACTTCCGTGTTCGTATTGAAGTATTTCACAACGATCGCGATATTGAATTTATTCAATTTAAACGTTGGATGCAACGACTGTATGACGTCGAAGGTGTCCTTGAACTAAATCACAAGTCATGTGAAATGATTGCAGATGACTTGTATCAAGAAATTTCTACAAAATATCCAGGCCGGTTTGTAGAGATTAGTGTCGCTGAAGACAACGAAAACGGCTGTTCCATTTTTTACCCCAAGTCATAAGAGGATTATAAAATGACTATCAAATTTAATCGTGAAGCATACGAAAAAGTATTTAACGATTTGGAGGAGTATCGTAATTTTTGTGCTTACTCGTATTTGCAGGGTTTTCCTGGTTACGTGTTTGACGAAAAGGATTTGTACAACAACGAAAGTTACGCTTGGCGAGCGTTTCAGAACCGACATAAAGGTCCTAAACCGCAGAAGCCGCGTAAGCCTTTCCGACGTAATGGAAAGTATTTGAATTAAGGAGAACAATATGGCAGTGTTTATTGTAGATATTGAAGCTGTAGATACTAGGTATACTAAGCAGTGGAAAGAACATCTACCTAAACAACTGGCAAAATATGTTAAATCTGATATCCGTGTGATATCAGGTGGCGAAACGCCTCAGGCTACTACACCTGGGGCTTTTCTCAATTTTGGCGGTACCAATGTGTACAAGAGCAAGCAACTTGAAACTATTGGTGAAATGTTTTGTAAAGGTGAAGTAAAAGATGGAGATTATTTCCTATATACGGATGCGTGGAACCCAACTGTTATCCAGCTTCGTTACATGGCTGAGCTCTTGGGCGTGGACATTCGAATCGGTGGCCTTTGGCATGCTGGTAGCTATGATCCTCATGATTTCCTGGGTAGGCTAATCGGCGACAGATATTGGGTACGTCATGCAGAGTATTCAATGTTTCAATGCTACGACCACAACTACTTTGCTACAGACTTTCATATTAGACTGTTTGCAAAAGGCTTTGCAAAATATGCTAGTCAAGAACAGGACAAGTGGGTTGAAGATAACTTAAAAACAAATAAAATTGTTCGTGTAGGTTGGCCAATGGAGTATTTGGAAGATACCCTAGTTCCTTATACAAACATGGAAAAACGTAACCTAGTATTATTTCCGCATCGTATTGCTCCTGAGAAACAGCCAGAAATTTTTAGAGATCTTAAAAAAGAATTTAACGATGTTGAGTTTGTCGTTTGTCAAGAACAAGAGCTTACTAAAAACGAATATCATAACTTGCTAGGCGAAGCAAAAGTAGTGTTTAGTGCTAACCTACAAGAAACACTAGGTATTAGTGCATATGAAGGTGCTATTGTAGGTGCAATTCCTATGGTGCCCAACAGACTTAGTTATGTTGAAATGTATGGTAATGAATTTAAGTATGCAAGTACATGGACCAAAGACTACAAGTCTTATGAAGCAAACAAAGATAAAATTGTAAAACAATTACGTGATTATATCGACAACTATGATAGTTATGTTCCTAGTATTCAAAAACTAAAACACAAACTAACAAACGACTTTTTTAGTGGTGATGCATTGTATGCAACTATTTGGGAGAATATTAGATAATGGGTGACGACGGAACTATTACAATTGATATTGGAGATATCAATGTAGACTATACTAGCGACATTGGATCAACTATAACTTTTAATAGTACTACTTTAGACACAGACTGGGTAGGTAGTGACGGAACATTTACTATTAATTCAGGTTATGTTGATACTAGACTATCTAGGTCAACAATTGAAAGTATGTGCAAAGAATATCCTGCACTCAAACAAGTATGGGAAAAATTTATTGTAATATACGACATGTGTGAAAAAGACTACGAAGGCAAAATAAAGGCAGGAGAAATAGATGATGAAGACATTCCTTTCTAAGATTATGGACAAGCTCGGCAGACGTCGAGTAATCACAGAACGTGGCTCAACAGAGCCTTATCTTATTAGATACTATGTATTCTTAAAGGACAGAAAGAACTTTCCTTTTAACATCACACTACACAAAGTTTTAAAAAGTGATGAACCTACACTACACGACCATCCTTGGGGATATGCTACATTCATTCTTAAAGGCGGCTATTGGGAACACATTCCTATCATTAGTAAAGAAGGTGCTGTTGTAGGTGCTACAAAAGTATGGCGTGGCCCTGGACACTTCCGTATTCGTAAGCCAGATGATTTGCATTGGCTTGAACTTGCTAAAGACGCAGACGGTAATGAAATTCCTTGCTGGAGTTTGTTCTTTATGGGACGCAAACAAAAAGAATGGGGATTTGTTCGTTTTGTACATGCAACAAAAGTAGAAAACATTGCTGATGCAGGATACCGTTGGATTCACAATGAAGAATATCTTGCAAGAGGAGCAAAGGGCGAATAATGCAACACACTATTCAAGATCTTATGGACAAGATTAGTGCAATGCACGGATTGGCTGTGCAAGCACACAGAGAAAAATATAAAAAGGCTCCGGGTGAGCCTTATGACGTAGATAGCGTTACACACCTTGTAGAACAAATACAAGCACTGGCAGGCGACATCTACAACGATCGTACTATCCATCCTAAACTACGGAAAAAACAAAATGATTAAGAAACATTATTATAGTTGGCAAGATGTAGAACGTGCTTGCCTAAGTATCGCACTACAAATGTACAACGACAACTGGAAGCCTGATTATATTGTAGGGATTACACGAGGTGGCAACGTACCTGCTACTATTCTTAGTAATATGTTAAAAATTCGGTGTGAAGCACTAAAGGTAAGTTTACGTGACGATGATAGCGAAAGCGAAACTAACTGTTGGATGAGCGAAGATGCTTACGGTTATGTATCAAGTGATTACTATGATCCTGCAATGGGGCATAACAAAACAAGTGCAGACAACCGTAAAAACATTCTTATTGTAGATGATATCAACGATACTGGTGCTACGTTTAACTGGATTAAAGAAGATTGGCAAAGCACTTGTTTGCCAGATTCAGAAGACTGGAATAGTGTCTGGGGCAACAATGTCCGCTTTGCAGTTATTACAGAAAATTTAAGTTCAGAATTTGATGGTGTAAGTTACAGTACACACGAAGTAAACAAAGCCGAGGAAGATGTATGGTTAGTATATCCCTGGGAGAATGTAGGAGAGTATGACTCAAATAACTGAAAAAGAAGCAAGAAAACAATACAAAGAAATGCGTAAAAAAGACAAAGTCTTTGCAGAATGTTGGGCAGACACTGATAGACAATTTTATGAATGGTGTTCTGGGTATTTAGACTATCGGCATATTAAGGAAAAAGATGATTGATACATTAGAAAAGGCACAAGAAGAAGGTAGAGCACCTTGGACTCAAGTGTTTTTAAATACTAGGGACTTTGTTGTATACGAAGATATCTATCCCGTAACACTAGGACATACTCTAGTTGTTCCAAAAGAAAACACACAAGAAAACATTTTAAAATGTTTTAAGTTTGCTATGGAAATGGGTACAATGAATGTTGAATCAGATAGTAATCCTATTACAGGATTTAATGTAGGAATTAATATGGGAGAAAGTGCAGGGCAAACTTGCATGTATCCACATGTTCATTTGATCTTCCGTAGAGACGGAGATATGGAAGATCCAAGAGGCGGCGTTCGAGGCGTCATTCCGTCACAGCAAAAATATGAAAGGAAAAACAATGACCAACTTGAGATCGCATTTGCTGAAGGCTGCTAGAGATCATGCTCTAGGACACATTGAAAAACATCGCATTAACGTAGAAGTGCTACTAAACAATCCTGTAGGAATTGGAGAACACGGAAACATTGGTGATGAAATTGAAAAAGAAATGATGGAAATAGCAAAGTATCATGATGTTTTGGAAGTTATTGACGGTTATTTTAAAGAATAAACTTGACATAAAACCTAAATAAGTGTATACTATAAACAATAAGACATCCTCGTCTTTAACTCGGAGTAAAAACATTGATGAGCAAAGCACTACAAATTAAAGCAAAACTAGAAGATGCTGGTATCCGCTATTGGGCAGGTGACAACATTTCAGAAGTCCTACAAGCGGGCGACAAAGAACAGTTGATTGAAGAAGCAACTGAAGCGTTTGAGCAAGTATTAGATTCACTTGTAATTGATCGACATAATGATCCAAACTCAAAAGGTACTGCAAGACGTCTTGCAAAGATGTATTTTAATGAAATTATGAGTGGACGATATGATCCTATTCCAAGTGCAACAGCATTTCCAAATGACAGCGATGATCGTTATGAAGGTATGCTAGTGGTTCGTTCAGAACTAAAGAGCATGTGTTCACATCATCACCAGCCAGTAGGCGGTGTAGCATACATTGGTATTATTGCCGCAAACAAGTTGATCGGACTATCTAAGTATACACGTATTGCACAGTGGTGCGCTCGACGTGGTACACTGCAAGAAGAACTTGCAAACGATATTGCACGTGAGATTCAGAA